TTTTCTTTGCCTCCGGTTCAGTTTTAATATATCTAATACTGTTGACAAAAGCACTTTTTTCTTTTTGTTTTTTTGATACCTTTAAACTGCCTAAATCTTGTTTGGTGAAATTAGATATAAAGTCTATAGCATCTTTAAAAGAAACAGTATCGTCTCCTTCTTTTTCCCATCCATTATTTCTTGATAAACAACCTCGTACAAAACCAATAATAGAACTTTTAAAAACTTCTTCACATTGATGAGTTCTACATTTCCAATTACCCCTATAATTATCTCCTACATAGTATAAGTTTAACGCTGATGGATTATCGCCTCCATGTATAGGACAACTCATTGTGACCATTTTATCACAAATTTTGTATTCAGATATGTCCAATACTTCTAATAAATTTTCTATATCATCACAAGCAATATCTGATAATTGTTTTAGTTGTGATTGATCATACGAATGATATTTCTTCTTCATTTTCGTCAACAATGAAACCATCCTTTTCCGATTTAGTATTATTTACAACTTCTAATTTTGTTTTACCTTCTGTGATTTTAGCACACCAACCCTTCATGTTACAGTTGATATAATCATTATCATCCAAGCCGCCACCATGTCTACTAATAAGAGGAACTAGCTTCCTATTACCATTTTCTGCTCCATCTTCTGCTATTTCTTCATCTGACTTTCTTTTAAAAATTGTAAAATTACTACAAAGCCAAATGATTCTATCGCTACCACTAGCAGTATCAGTACTCTCTTTAGTAATACCATCTCTATTAAGCTGGATAAAACCTACGATTGGAACTTTATATTTGACAGCAAAATTATGCAATGCTGTCATCATAAAACCTAAAACTTGATACTCTTTCATATCTTGTGACATACCTTGACTGTCCATAAGTTTTAAATAGTCATAAAATATAACACAATCTTTGGCCGAACCATCATCATTAAGTCCTACCTCTTTTACAATCCATCTTCGCATGATTGATAATTGTTCTTCAAAAGGTTTCCCCGCAATGGTTTTATAGAATAAGGGTGTTTCTTCTAGTTCTTTAACCGCTGCTTCTAATTTTTTAAGTTGACTAGGTGAGTCTGTAAACTTACCTGTTTCGATTTGAGGTAATTCTATCTCCGTCATCATGCCTAGCAGTCTATGAATATGATCCTCTTTAGTCATTTCTGTATCCATATTTAATACTGGTATTTTTAATTTATTAGCGATATGAAATCCCATATTATCTGCTAACAATGTTTTTCCTGTCTTAGGTCTGGCTGCTATTACGTTGACAGTATTTTTTCTAAGTCCTCCTCCAATAGCTTGATCGTAAACCGGGAAGCCGGTAGAGATGCCTACTTGATCAACTTTTTGTTCTTGCAAATATTCAAAATAAGATTCTAATCCATCTGACACGGCTTTAGGAGATGCATCTGAATCATTATCTAAGGTAGAAGCAAAATTAAATATAGCGTCTTCAGCGATACCTACAATTGAAGATATGCTTTCACTCCCATTTAATTCTAATAATTTATCTTGAGTATGATCTAATTTTTTATGTAATAGTCTTGCTATTTCTAGTTTTTTAATCTTAGCAGCAAACTTCCTGACATTTTCTAGATGTACAGGAAAGTCAAACACAGCTTTTAAGTGTTGTGCTTCATCTTTTTTATAGAGAGATTTTGCTAAATCTAATTCTTGAGCGGATGTATATATAGAAGCTATGTCTAAAGAACTGTGTTTTTGACTCTCGTTTTCACAGATATTCTTAATACATCTAAAAATTAATTGATTGCTGTCTATTGTAAACGTTTCTTCTTTTATGATGTCAGCAATATCAATATATGCATCTTCACCATATTTAAGCAAACCACTTAATACAGCACGTTCTGAGGAAGGATCTGAAAGTATCATTTTAACCTGCGGAAGTTGAACAGTTGTTACATTTATATCTTGAAGGACCCTCGAATATTAATTGAGGACTTACGTCTTCTTCTTTACCACAAACACGACATCTAACAGTAACATAATCTGCTACTTCTCTCATTCTAGCTATCGGTGGATTTTTAGATAGCTGTTGATCTATTTTTACATCAGATTTAAACATGTTAAATTCTGCCATATCTTCAAACTTATTCGTGCTTTCAGTAGACGCTTTTATTTTTCTGGTAGCTTTCTTTTTAGTTGTTTTCTTCTTAGTTGTTTTCTTTTTAGTAGCTGGTTTCTTATCAGTAGCTGGTTTCTTATCAGTACTATCGTCAGAAATTAATGACTGAAGCATAGAAATTAATTGTTCGACTTGTTCAGGATTATTCTTTAGTTCATTGAGATCCATATGACACCTTTACTCTAGATACAGACATTAAAATATCAGATAAGTTTTTTATACTATTTGATAGATAAGACAATCTATCCATTCTTTGTTTAGCGTATCTTCTGATTTTATGTAAAGCATATGCCTTATCATTATGCTTAATTGCTTGATACGCTTTTTCGATGTAACCATACCCTTTGTAGTTATTAATATCATCAGCTATAACCTCTTTAATAGTCTCATCAGCCCAATAGTATCTTGCTGATTCTCTATTACAGGTCCTTTGGATATGAAAAGAAAATTGAGCTAAACGATAAGCTATTTCTGAACATTCTGGGGGAGTTAATTTTTCTAATACATCTCTGTTCATTTGTAAATATTTTTGTAATTCTGGTTCAGGTAGGGAATCCTGGCTATAGCTTGGTAGACCAACATTATTTTCGTACTCATCTAGTACTTTATCCCACTCTTCTACTTGTTGTTTTGTATTCATTGTTGTATTAGAGTCTCCCAATCAGATTGTTTATTAAAAGGTAACGCAATATATGAGATATTGTTAATCTCACACCACTCTTTTTTATCTCTATCTCTTTTTTGGTGTTTGATAAATCCTAGTCTACTTTGGTGAAAAAAACTACTGTATTCATAATGTTGTTCTCCATGAACTTCTATACATTTTTTAGTTAAAGGTAAATAAAAATCTAAATATAGTATTTCAGATCTTCTAATATGTACAGAAACTTCTTCTAAAACTTGCAATGTTGGAAAAGTATCATTAATAAGCTGTCTTGCCTCTAAGTGTAAACTGGATTTGTTTTTTACTTTACCATGAGAAATATTTCCTACTAACTGCCATTTAGAAACACCCCCATTCAAATCTACTACTTGCATGATAATCCCATGGTTTCTTGCACTTTATTCCACAAAAGATTATAAACTTCTGGATTGTCTACTAAATATTGTCTGGTTTTTTCTAAACCTTGAAACTTAGGTTTGTCTTTTACCTCACTCATAGTATACCACGCCCCTCCTTTAGACACAAGCCCTAAATCTACACAAATAGATAATAATTCCATTTGTTGATCTATGCCTTGACCGTATCTAATAAAACTTTTAATACTTCCTCCGGGCGGACCTAAAGAAGAACATACAACTTCCCATTCTACTTCTTGTCCAATTTGAGATCCTTCATCAGCAGTGGTAGTCCATTTCTTAAAATATTTAGCTCTAAGTTTAATATCTGTTTGATAAGCAATGGCTTGTCCTGACTTTTCTTTCCATTCTACGTTACCGTATCCAGGATTTCCCATTAAATGCGTAATCCCTATAACTATATTTTTATTGACAGGAATTACATTAGCGACTTTCCTGCAAAATTTTGCTAATAACTTTGCTCCATCTGCTCTCTGCATTTTGTCCATACTGGAAGTAATTTCTGCTTCGGTACATAAAGCAGAATAAGAATCTATAATAACTACAGAACCTGGTTCTTCATTGATAATCCGTTCGGCAATAGATAAGTACTCTTCTCCGTGTAGAATTTTACCTTCTTGAGATCCTATTACATCAAATCTATCTAAATCTAAACCCTGTATTCCTTCTAAGTCTCTTTTTTTTAATCTACCTTCTATGTTTAGGTAGTACACATGTCTAGGGTTTTTTAAATCTCCTTGATATTCTGGTTTTTGTGCGGAGGCGGCGAAATCTAAAGAGGTTGTAGTCTTGCCACATTTAGGCTGTCCAGTGAAAATAACAAAACTACCTTCTGGGATACCTCCATTTAAAACCATGTCTAAAGACGGGCTTACGGGGATAGTCACTGTGTCCCTATCAATAATTGCATTAGCCGATAAAATAATATCTTTACCGAAATCTTTTGTAACCGAAGTTTTAATTCCCATCATCTATTTCCCTTAGCCTTGATAAAGTATTCTTAACAATTTTATTTTTTCTAAACCTAGTTTTTTCCGTTCTGTCTATTTCTAATGTCAAATCATAAGTTTTACTATTATGTATTTTTTGATGTTCCTCTAAAATGTTTTTTAAAAAAGGAGCACGTAAAGAATATGTATTCTTGCATCTGTTATCTCCTAAAGACTTGATGACTACTACTGCATCATACTTTGTTAAGAGCTTATTGGCAGTACCTATTTGACTTCTATAAAACTTTTCCCATTCCTTATTTAACCAAAATCTATAATGTAAATCTTTACCATCAACCTTAGCCTTTTTTTCACAAATTAATTCTGTGATATATTGGGCTGCAGTTACTAATTTATCTCCGGAATATCTTGAAGGGTATTTCATTTGTCATTGGGTCTAAAAATGCCTTTTTGAGTTTCTGTACGTAATTTTGCCGTTTGAGATGCGGCATCACAAATCTCAGATGCTGCTTTAGTCATAATTGCTACAGAATTGTTTTTCTTTTCAGAAGTATGTCTAATCATCACTTCTTTAGGATTCATTTGTCCAGTTGAAGATTGTGTAGTTGTTATCGGGTCGTCTAAGTTAGTATCTTTAGTTTCAGTATTTTTTTCCAATGTTCTTTTAACTTGAGATGGTGTTAGTTTCAATTCTTCAACGATTTGTTGATTCGAATATCCTTTGTGACCCAACCAACAAATAGAATACTTTTCGAGTTTAGTAAGTCTAGCCATTATTCAACCTCTCTTTCTGCATTATACAACAGTGAATTGTTTTTTGTTTTTAAAAATTTAACATACAGATCAAATGATTTTTGGTTAACTTCTTTAAACTTATTATTATTTCTACATACCCTATCTAAAAAATTACTAGTCTCTTCTTTTTCATTACCATAAATAGAGAAGGGATTATATAATTTACTTTGAGCATTTAACTTCACGCTATATCTGAGTGTGCCGTCTGTCCTGACAATTTTCTTTGCTAGTGTTCTTTTGTCAGACTCTTCCATAACTACACAATTACCATCCTCATCTAATTTGTCCTCAAGACCATTCACAGTATAGAAAATATCTTTTTGTAAAACTGTATCGGAATCTTTTTTATGATTAATACTAAAGTTATTCATTATTTTCAATCTCCTTGTTAACTTCCTTAGTAGCTTCTGCTATTTTGTTTTGGAAAAAATTTAATAGATTATTAATGTATTCGTCTTTATCAGCTTCTTCTGGCACTGGAATATAGTAATTGTGATTATATATTTTTTCGGACTTAGTGTCAATTTGTTCTTGTTTTGTATCAGGTGTATTTACAAGCAAATTAGCGCTGATATTAAATACTATTTCGTATCTTGAGCCGGTCATCGAATGAGTACCGTCTTGAATACTAGGGTGTAAAGTATCGTAATCTTGATTACTAAAATTATTTTGAATAGATTCAAAATGTTTCAGTAGCGCTTCTTGTTCTTCTTGCTTCATTCTTTTGTCCATTTAATTTTATGTTTAGGCTTTTGCATTCTGGAAAAACCTTTGGGTAATTCTTTAGCTAATTCCTGGTCTTTATATTCGTTGTGTTTTGTCTTTAGGGCAATTTTTTCGTCTGCACTTAATCTGTCACGATTCCTATTAGCTAAATCTCCGATAGTTTTTAGTTCCGAATCGCTTTTCTTTACAGAGTTACTTAACGTTAACATATCTTCTTCGTAATGTCTATTACATGTTGCATTGCAGGATGGGCAGTCTTCCGTTTCTTTATACTCTCGTATTGTAGAAAATAGCTCGAAAGATTTGTTGCACTGTTTGCAGTAATATGTATAAGTTGGCATAAGTCAAATAAAATCTTTAATATATAAATTCCATTGTATAGGTATCGATTCCTTTATAGTAATCAAATGAGAGGCTACAGGCAAGTATTTGTTGCTTTTTTTTGGCACATAAGGTTTTGTTATTAATCTCATACCGGCTTGTTTTGGTGTTTTATTAGATTTCTTAAGATTGCACTTTACGCATGCTGTTACTATATTTGTCCAACAGGTTGCCGATTTACTCTTATCTTGCCATTTAGACTTTGGTACAACATGATCATAAGTTAAAATAGCAGCAGATTGTTTAACTCCGCAGTATTGACACGTATAGTTATCTCTAATAAATATGTTTTTTCTGCAAAAATTTACATGTGTTCCATGTATTTTAAAAAATTTATTAGTTTTTATTACTGCTGGAATATGATGATTAGAATGTGCTCCTACGATATAATCGTTATCATAGTATTCTATAATTTCTATATTATTATAATTATGTTTAAACTTAAACGCCCATACCATTGCTTTTTGCCAATTTATGATACCTATGGGCGAATAGTCTGCATTAAGGATCAAACATTTATGATGGGTTATTTTCATAATAGTCCAACCTGTCAACAATTTGTCCTATAATAGGATTTCTTACGATATCAGAAGCTTCTAATGAAGTTAGGCCGACACCATCAATGTCTTCCAATCTCTTCATCAAAGTTAAGAAACCGCCTTGTTGCGGCCTTTGTAGATCAGATTGAGCAGTATCTCCTGTCAAAACCATTTTACTACCTGTGCCGATACGAGTTAACAACATTTTAAGTTGATCATAAGAAGCATTTTGGCATTCATCCGCAACAATAAATGCATCATGAAAGCTACGACCTCTCATCAAGCCAAGTGGTACTACTTCTATTTTTCTGCCTACCTTTAATTTAGTATAGCTTTGCATTTGTAAAAAGTAGTTAATTTCATCAAATAAAGGCAGCAGATAAGGATGTAGTTTTTCTTCTGCTGTTCCCGGTAGATAGCCAAGTTTTTCACCTGCTTCTACTACAGGTCTCGTGATTACTATTTTTTCTACTTTAAAGTCTAATAAATATTCTAAAGCCATACCAATACCGATATGTGTTTTTCCACTACCTGGTACGCCTTGGCAGAAAGTAATAGTATTTTCGGCTACGGTTCTAATATAGTCACGCTGATTAATAGTTCTAGGCTTTAACTTATTTTTAAAACCGAGAACATTTTCGTCAGGTACTAGTTTTTTTGTAGCATCTATAGGCTTTTTAGTTTTTCGTTTTCTCAATGTATAACCTTTCAGAAATAAAGTTAAATTAGACAAGCGCCTCCAGCACAACTAATTTCCTCTATTCCTGTAGTATTATCCTCTGTTTCTAATAATTGTGTATAGTCAACTTTACTAAAGCTATTATATAAATCACAATATATTTTCCAGTTGTACACATCTTTCATACAATATGTTAATCTTTTCAAATCTTCATTAAAATATTTTTTAGCAAATCTATGCATTTTTAAGACAAATATTTTCTTGTTTTCATCGTCATTGTCTGTTTCTTGGCTTAAGGTAATATAGTCACATGCAGCCCATAAATTATTATTGAAGGCATTTAGTCCTAATTCAATTAATCCAGAACACCATAAACCAGCATCTCCGTATTCTTTCACAATTTCTCTACTAGTATATACAGTAGTGAAAGGAGCTTGCGGATAGTCTTTATCTCCACTTTGTGGAATTAAACTAATACCAGCAAAAAACTTTCTATTATTATAAATAAATTTTGTTACATCTTCCCACTCATCAGGCTGTACTGTAACAGTATTACTGACATTGTGACTTAAAAAATCTTGAGTACATAAGGATCTATTCTTTCCAGAATGAACCCAATTTTTTTGTGCGT